CGAGGCAATCGACACATTGGCAAACCGAGCATCCCCGGCGCTGTTCAACTGCGAGACGACTTGGAAGCGGGTGCCGTCGTAAACGACAACAATTACCTCGCCGGATTTGATATCCGCAGCAGCAAGGGCGGTAGACCCGTCACGGGTCACAGCCTTTGCGCCGAGCGAGTCGATGTTCAGCGTGACAGAGGTGGTGTTATCACCCGCTGCGACGAAGTAGAACATCTGTCCGGCGGCGTAAGCAGCAAGGGTAGGCGAGGCAGTCGCCGTGATGGTGTCGGCCCCAGAGACGCTGTTAAGCAGTTTGGTGACCGTAGACTGCACCTGCGACAGGTTCGCAGAGTCCGTGGCGGCAGAACCCACCCCAAGCCCCGTGAACTTGTAGGTGGACATCGGGATGTTAGCCGTAACCGTTGTCTGACCATCCTTCGTGATGGCAGTCGAGAGGCCGGTGGCAAGGTCAGCCGTCAGCGCATTGAACGCCGTGGATGAGATGACCGTGCCAGATACGACGGGTTGACCCGCCGTGTTGATAAGGAAAGTACCCGAGCCATTGAAAGACATCTGTGATTACTCCTGTTCTTGACTATTAGGCGCGGTCAACGCGCCGTATGTTGCGCCCGTCATGCCACGACGGCGAATGCTCGGGGGGCGTTCAAGCCTGTTTTGAAGCATACGACTTAATGCAACCGAGCGAGTTACTGGTCGAGCAAACGGCAATCCAGCAGCCAATATGCCGGGAGCGCCAACAATTGGAAGCATTGATGCTCCACCTGCTGCCATTGCTGCATCAAGTGCGCTTACGCCGGGACTTCCATAAGTTTCCGGCGTAACATTTGCTTTAGGAAAATTACCAGCAAATTGAGCCGCAGTCCGCAAACCTCCAGTCAAAGGTTTGTCTGCCTTTAACTGTGTTGCAAGTTTTTTAGCGTTAACATTGCCAGACAACTCAAGTGCGTTTTCAATGCTGTAAGTTTTAGCAATTCTTGTTCGGGCATCATTAAATTCTTTTATTAACCGCGTATCGCCAGATTGTGCAAGACGGCGACCAACTAACGCCTCCATTGCATCTGCTGCTTTGCGTTTAGCCGCTCCTAACGCTTGTTCTTCCGCAGTTGGCGCACCAGAAAAATGCTTCGTTGCTTGTCGACGCAAAGTACTTATCAAAGTAACTGCGGTTTTGGAATTAAAATTTGGTTGGTTTATGGCATTAACAAGGTTATTAATTTTTTCTGCGCCAGCCAAAGGCAAATCTGGAAAAGCGCGCAACAGTTCTTGCGATTCCGCATTTATTTCAGCAACATCAGAATAAAAATCATTGTCCGCAGAGAACGCGCCAAATGATTTGAGTCTTTCATAAACTTTTCCAGACTCATCACGAACTCGCTCTAATGCGTTTTTGGTAATTTGTTCACCAACAGGCAAACCGACGGCTTCGGCAGCAAGGCGATTGGTAACCTCTTGGTTTTTGCCGGAAGCAATCTGTTGCAACGCTGCTTTGCCGCTGATGCTTTCGAGAGCAATATTACCAACGGTTGGACGAACCGAAGCAGGAGGCACGACATATCCCTCTGGGCGTGCGGCTGCAAATTCTTTTTCCGCAACCGTTTTGCGTGGTGAAGCAATTTTTCCGTATGGCAAAGTACCGCCTGCAATGCCTGCTGCTATTGCTAAAGGCGCAGGCGCTCCCATTTCCGTTGCGGTTTGGGCGCTTGCCGCGCTAGTTCCTGCGCCCATAATTTGACCACTAGGGTTTTGCGCCATTAAGGACGCAATTCGCTGGCCTTGAGTTGCCCCGCGCCGATTAGCAATATTGGTTGCAATGGTTTGTGCGGTTCGCGGAATACCCGATGCTCCAGTCATTGCGCGGGTTGCTTCGTATCCAACACGCTCGGCAGCCGTTTGCGGCTCCGGTAAACCAATAGCCGTCAATCCACGCTCTACTGCTTGGCGACCTCTGCCACCCATTAGCAAGGCATCTGCAAGTTCTGACAACCCGTAAGCAGTTACGCCTGCGGCTGCACCGGGAATTGCACCAACTCCGGCAAAAGGCGCACCTACGGCAGCGCCAGTAGCGGCAGCGGCGGCATACGGAGCAATAGCGCGACCAACAAGGCCAAACCCGCGGGAAAAGCCAGATTCTTTAGAAGACGCTCTTTTTGCCCGTTCAGCCTGTACCAACGCTCTGGCTTGTGGTGAGTTCTTGTCAACATTGTCTGGAACATTGGGAATTTCAATGCCGTCTTTTGTGCGAATTGTGTACGGCATTAGTAATCAACCTCTTCAACTTTATTTTGGCTTCCAAGGTTTTGTGGCAAATCATTTGCGGTTATGGGTTTTCCACCTCTTACACTATCGCTACGCCCAAGTTCTTCTGCCAAAAATTCAAGTCTATCTTTTTTGTCTTGATAAATTTGTTCAAGAAGAATTCTGACTCTTTCTTTATTCTGCAACGCACTCATATCGCCGCCCAAAGCCTCAATAACACGGTTTGCGTCATATTCAGTCAAAACGCCGGGGCCAACAATGTCGGTTCTAAACAAACCCAACAATCCTTGCAATTTTCCGGCCCCAACTTGCAAATTAAGTTCTTCTGGCGTAAGAGTTTTTGCAAAAAGATTTTTTGCGTTTGCGGAAATAGCATCAGCCAATCTTGCAATTCCAACATTTGTGCCGCCAACAGTTTGAAAATAAGAATTAAGTTTTTCAAGACCTTTTCTATGGTCAAACGCTTCTTGACGATAAGTAATGTATTGTTTTTCAGACAATCCACTTGCCGCACTTGCAGTTGTTGGTTTTGCATCAGCAGGAACGGGAACGCGCCCCTTATCTGACTGGTACATATACTGACCAGTTGCAGGGTCAAATGTAGATTGAATAATTCTGCCATCTTTTAAAGCAAATGCTGGGCCTTGTTGCCCTCTTCCTGTTGCGCCATCTCTGCCGCCGCCAACAGTTGGCCTGCTTGGGGCAAGAGTTTTTTGCTCATCTGTATACGAGCCGTCGCTGTAATAAGTGCGAATAAAACCACCAAAATCTTGTGATGCAGTTCTGGCTTTTTGTTTTGTTGGTTCAGTTACCGCCACGCCGTCCATTGTGACCGGCGTGGCTTGACCGCCCGTCACATTTAGCAATCTTCCGCCAAACTCTATTGTTTTGGTTTCTGGCGTTTTTGGCGCAAAAGTCGGGTAGATAGCGCCAGCAACCTTTTGCACCATCGGGTTCTCGCTTGCTAGCATCCCCTCAAGGGCAAGACTGCGGCGTTGTTCGTCGGTAAAGCCTGACTTGAACTGCGGATTGGCAAGCATTGCAGCCATGCGCTGCGGGTCGGTTTCGCGTCCCGTCGCAGTCGGCATATAAATCTGGTCATCTTCCGGTCTGCGACCCAAGCGCACCTGTGGGCCTGCCTGCGGAATCATCTTGGGGGTTGGGGCAGGCATAGCGGTCTTGCGGTATTCCAACCGACCGTCGACCAGTTCCGGCGTACCCATCTGCGCGATGTCCTGCAACGCTACTTGCCCAACATCCATCTTCTTTTCGGGTTCAGTAAGCGCACGAAGGAAATCACGCGCCTCACGGCTTGCGGTTTCCCTTGCGCTTTCTTCAGCCTCATCAGCCTTGCGTGCCGCACGGGATGCTAGGAAAGCCTGTAGACCCTGCACCAAAGGCGCTGCGGCAGGAATGGGGGCGTTCTGGATGTCTCCCGGCTGGTATGCCTGTTGTGCAAGCATCTCTGCCATGCGACGGCGACGGCGTGCCTCTGCCGCCTGCTGCTGGTATGCGTCAGGCAGCGCGAAGGTTGATACAGATTTGTAAGGTTCGTTAGCCATTTTCAAAGTTCCCTCTTTCCGGGCCGCCCTGCGGGTTGGTCATACCCGGAGACTTTGGCATCTTGGGATATTGGCGCAGGAACTGACGCGGTGCGCGGTTCACATCCGCAGCGTTCTGCGGAGGGTTGTACTGCATATCCGTCTGCGCTCCAGCGTTGTTGCTGACCTGCTGGCTCTGCCCCTGCATCTGGAGCATACGGGCCATGCGCTGACCTCGACCGCCGTTCATCATCGGAGCGTTGAAAGACTGGTATGGGGTTCTCATGACAACATCCCGTAGTTAACCATCTTGATGCCATCTGACCGTGTAACAACGGCTTCTGGCAACACTTGCTCAACTTCATCTGCCATCACACCGCGTTGACGCTCTCCTGCAATGTCGTATTCGTAAACGCCAATTCCCAATGGGTGAGTTGCAACGCGCACAATGTTGGACTTCAATCGACGGTCTGAACCAGTAAAGAATCCAGACAACCCTGCGGGGCCACCTGCGGCGGTTCCTACGGCTCCAGCAAGACCGCTATACAATCCCATTTTGGCGTTGTATGCAGCAGTCTGGTTAGCGTAGTTCTGTTGCGCGAAGTTGCCAGCCGCCTGCGTACCGGCAAAGATGGGAGCCGCTGCGACTTCTGCGCCTTGGTACGACTGGAATTGCGGTAGTTGCACCTGCGCCCCACCCATGATTGCGGCGACCTCGTTGAGCGGCAATTGACGCAAGGCCAACTGCTCCTGAAGTGCCGCCTGCCTCTGGGCGTTCTGGAAGTTCGCCATTGCCTGCGCTTGGTTGAACCCTTGCGACTGGAGGGCGGCCTGTGCCTGTGCCTGCTGGAGCGCAGCCGCTTGGTTCTGGGCAAGCGAGGCGTTGTACAGCCCAGCGATGTCCATTTCCTGACCAAACTGCTGACCCGCAGCCGCGTTGTACGCACCCTGCGCCGCCAAGCCCTGACCGAAGTTCTGCGCGATGGCACGGTTCACGGCATCCTGCGCCGCCTGACCCGTCTGGAACGAGGCCAACTGCGCTTCCCGCCCAAACTCGCCAGCCGCAAGACGCTGGGCAAACTGTTGCGCCTGCGCTTGGTTGGCAAACTGACCAGACTGGAGCGCAAGACCCGCGTTCTGGGCAATAGCAGCGTTCTGCGCTGCCGTGGCCTGCTGGCCTGCGCCAAAGCCTGCCAAAGCCGCTTGATTGGCAAACCCGCCCAGAGCCTGCGCCTCGCCCAAGCCCTGCTGACGCGCCTGCATATCGAGTTGCAGACCCTGTAGCGCGGCCTGCGTGCGAAGGTCGTTTTCGCGCTGACCTTGCTCTTGGAGGGCGACATTGTAAGCCTCGCCGCCACGCACAAGCCCTTGGTTAGCAAGTTGCGTTTCCAACTGCGCCCGTTGGCGCTGCAACTGCGGGTCGAGGCGGGACATGATGGCCTCTTGTGCCGTCATGCCTGCGTTTACGGGCATCTGGGCGAGGTTGGAGACATCCAACTGACCTTGGAGGGTCGGGGCAGCGGGGCCGCCCTGCGCCTGCCCAAACTGGCCCATACCCGTCTGCACGCCGCCAATGCCGCTTGTGTCCAAACCTTGCAGGTTTAGCGCACCGGGGCCACCCGCAGCCGTGCCGTACTGCCCTGCCGTTGGGCCGAAGTTGACCGGGAGCGCCGAGACATCACTACGCGCCTGTCCCTGCAACTGCGGGAGCGTCGGCAACGGGCCACCGCCTTGAAACTGGAACTGTTGTTCCGGCAAACCCTGCGGAGTAAAGGCCGTGCCGTAGACATCTTGGACGCGCCCAATGGCTCGTTCGCCAAGACCAGAGAACGCACGCTCTACCCGCTGCTGCGCCTCAAGGGTTGCCTGTGCATCCGGGGTCAGGTACTGCTCTATGGTCGGGGTGTCCAAGTCCACCATGTCGGTGAACATCTCGCGGGTCGGCATCACATCGCCGGTATACCCGTACTGCGAGAACGAGGGGTCATAGCCCTGTCCTGCTCTCGTCATCTGTCCCGGCCCCATGCCGGATGAGTCGAGACGACCGCCGCCGATAAGCATTGCGGTTGGAACCTGCGACCCCGTGGGCAGGGTGGTGAACCCTTGCGCGTAATCGGTGTCCCCCATGCCAAGAGCCTGCCGTCGTGCAGCAGGCATCCCGTCAGCCTTTGTCGCGGTCGGTTCGGGCGACACGCCCATATCAACGCCAGCCGTGCCGGTCGTTGGGCCGTACATCCCGCCGCCCATCGGGGCCGTCGGGGGAACACCTCCAGTCGGCGCACCAGTCGGCGGGGTGCCGGTAGCCGTAGCCTGCGGGTTACGCGCACGGTATTGCGCCATAGCCGCGTCATAGGCTCTCTGATTGAACTGTGGGCGACCGTAGGTCACACGCTGACCACCGAGGGGCGTGATGACATTCGGGTTGGAGAGCCGCGCAGTAAGGCGTGCCGCCTCTAGGTTGGCGATGCCCTGTTGCTGTGCCGCACCCGCGTAGTCAGGCGCTGGCGGTGGAGCCGGTGATTTTTTGCCCATAACGGTGTCCTAAAAAACGGCACGCATCGCGTGTCATGGTCAGGAAAACAATATCACCGTCGGTGTCGGCGTTTTCGATTCGCGCTTCCTCGGTGAAACCCATTTTACGCACAAGCCTGATGGCTTTCGCGTTTTTGCTACCCACGGGGGCGATGATTTTGTCAACCCCGCAGATGTTGAAAGGATAATCAAACATGGCGGCAAGGTAAGCCGGGGTTAAGCGTTCCAGAGCGATATGGCAGACAATGCTGCGCCCGTTCCAGTTCTCATACACCACGCCGCCCACAATCTCATCGCCCTTACGCAGCCCGATGGCGTTCGACCGTTCGGCGTGATACCCGCCGCCCGTCTTGTCGCACACCCATTCGCCCACCTCGGGGCCGCTTGTTATATGCCAGCCCATCCGAGTTGATACACCACATCGGTTGAAGCCCATTGGATAGCCAGTTTCTTGCTGCTGCTCTGGAACTGAACAGCGCCGCAATATCCGACCCCTGTAACGCCCTGCCAGTTGTTCTGAATCTCGAGGTCAGACCCCCAGATGCCCGTATCCCATACAGCCGAGTCCCAAAACGCGGTGACAGGCGGGGTGAATGAGATGGGAGCCACATTGTCGGAGATGTTGAAATCAACATTGATGCCGACCGTTACAGCAGGGGTGCCGTTGCTGAAGATACCGGGGCGTGCGCGTGTAAAAATCTTCTGTACGCCGCGAGTCTCAAAGTAGTTGAAGGCTTGCAGTATCCTGCCGTTGATGTTGTTTGTGTCGTCGATGTAACCCGCGCTATCGGTTGTCCAAGCCTTTGCTACAAAGGTAGCCGCGCCAAAGTACGGCGTATCGTCGAGCAACCCAAAGTGAAATGCGTTCCAATTGGTGAACTTGCACCACGCCTTTGTGATGTTGTTCATCACAAACTGTTCTTGACCGCCCTCGCGCACCGGGACATTGACGATTAGAGCGTTGTTCTTCGGGTTGTACAACATACACCAACCGAAGTTGTCCCTATACGCCGCAGCAGACGCTGCAAACGCGCCCTGTATTTTGTCCGACAACGCGATGTTGGGGTCGAGCCGCGACGATTGCAGCGCCGAAGCCATCGGGATAAGCCCGTCGAGCGTCAGAACCAGAAGGTCGCCGCCGTACTTCATCAGGCAGCGATTGCCGATAGGCGAACCGATAATCCACACGCCGATGAGCGCCCAAGTCGATGCCGACGACGGGTCTGTGCCGCGATAGACGATGACCTCGCCCTTATCGGTGACGAACACAAGGTTGTCATCCACGCCGTAACCCGCGTCAATCGTCCACGATGCCATCGACACCAGCACGCCGCCAAGTCGCGCAATGGATGACAGGTCAAGAACATTTGCCGCGCCGCCAACGCTCGAGGTCGGCAGGTACCACGCCTTGAGGGCGTTCTTTTCGATGAACCACACGCGGTTTTTAAACAGCGTCGGCGTAGTCAGCGTGGTGGTCGTAACGCCCGTGATGGCAGGTGATGATGCACCCGTAATGCTTGTCCAAGTCGTGCCGTTGTAGAGGTACGGCGTGTTAACTCCGTTGGCGGCGTACATGAAGTTACCGCCTGCGGTAGTAACATTCACATATTCCCACTTGCTGTTCGACAACCCGCTGACCGCCGCAGCGCCGATAGCACCCGCA